NCTCGCAGGACAGGGACAGCATGAACAGCGAGAATTTCCACATGGCTTTGAGCATGGTGCAGGTCCGTAGTGACGCCGCCCAAATCGCCATGCTGTAATTGTGCGAAAGCAAAAGCTGCCGAGCCACTAGCCCGTAGAACATGGCCTATAGTCAATCCGGATTCCGCATGCGGCCCTGTCGAGTTAACAATATGTGGTGCTGCAGAGGTAGTAAAATTGATTACGTTGGTTCCGGCAACAATAGAAACTGAATCATCGCTGGAATATAATTGGATATTTCCATCTCCTGCGGGATCAACCTGTACCTGAGCATCATCTTCTAATCCATATACCCCAGCACCACTACCACCAACGGTAGCTATCTCTGGACGGCTAATTTCATTAATTTGCCCTTCAATGGCTGCAATGCGGCGAATTATCTCTTCTTCGGCAAACATAGCCTATCTATCTCCATTCTAACCCGTGTAATCTAGTCTTGCCGTAATAGTTTCGTATCCGCTCTGGTTCAAACTCAATTGCACGGTGCGAATAATTGCATCAAATTCCTTGTCTCGATATCTCACCCGGACTTTATCTCCCCAATTCCAATCCAGGCCAAATCTCATTCCCTCTACATCCAGCAAGTGTGAGCCGAATCGCTCCCTCGGGCGCCCAACTTCGAGGACGGTTCTCGCACTCTCTCTAACTCCGTTAGCAGTGCTTTGATTTCTCGCATCCGCAAATCCCTCACAGCGATTCCATTGCGAGGCATTATAGCGAATAGCGTCATATGCTTCCTGTGTTTCTCTGTCTGCTCCTGCTCCCTGGCCACCACCAAAAATATAGTTTTCCTCATCGGTAGCATCGAAATCATAGAAAGGCTCACTAAGATTGCCCTTTTCCAGGGAAAATAACACACCATAATCTGAAAGGTCCAATCCTGGTTGCCCTGTCCTGGTACGAAACTGGAAGGAAATCGTGGATGATGTAACATTGCTCACTGCTACATCCCAAAAGACCTCTGTCCCTGCTTCCTTGCTTGCTTTCTGCAAATCCTGCAGAACATTCATTACTCTTCGCCAAGAGAATCCCTTGGTCAGAATTGGCCCGGCAGCCAAATCGCCCTGGACAGAAAAGTACGTCGAAGAAAGATCTCTGCTTCCTGCATCTGGCCCCCACACGTCACTAAGGAATTGCTCGGTGACGATCTCTTTCATCATATCATCGGTATAATCTGATTTTTGTGTTTGTGCTACCTTGGCATAATTCGCAACGATTCTCCTTCTCATCAATTCGTTGGGATCGGTGCCAAAAACAGATAGCTTCTCCTCATCTCCCTGAAACTCATATCGCCATCTGCGAATAAAGTAAGGGCGGAAAAGAGAAAGGGCACCACCCCGTGGTGCTCGCCATACTTGAATCATTCTATCGCGGCGAAGAAGGGCAGTATCGAAATCTACTGGCAGGCCAATGCCAATTGCACCATAGTCATTTGCCGTGCGAGTAGCTTCAAGCCAGGTAACACGAGTAATAAGCGATGTTCCGTTTTCATCAGAGATGCGGTTTCCCTTATCATCGGTGAGCCAGAATTCGTAGGAATCATAAGCCATTGGTTAGTCCAATCCATTGTAAGCAGTACGATATGTGCATCCCACTGTTATTATTCCCCCTCCGCCAGTCTGACTTATAAAGCAGGTAATCTTGTTCTCGCCCGGGATAAGTGAGAATGATGCAAAGTCGGAGTTTGCGAAAATGACATCTGGAGATGCACCGAAGAAGGAACTTGTTATCTTCTTTTCAGATGGCGAGAGATCTATTGTCAACTTTTCGCCATCAACAAATAGATAGCTGAAGTTAAGTGTCTTCCCGGTTGTCTCATTTCTAACCGAGAAAAGCCTGGCCACATTGCCACCCAGGTTGGCTTCAAATGTGATCTTTGGGAAGGACTCTGCACTCCCGGCATTTGTAATGGTCACGAGCCCGGCAATATCTACATTGCCATTAATGGCCGGTGCAATAAACACATCATAATTGCTCCCGACAACCGGATCTTACGGCCCGCATGCTATACCCCAGTGATTTACCGCAGTGGCATTTTCATCTGGATATGTCCACGATGCACCATTCCATACCCTTGTTCTATAGGTTAGGATGCCGGTAACCCAAATCTTTCCATCTGGTGCAACAGTTATTCAATACACAATTCCATCCAGGCCGGTGCCGAGAGAAGAAAATGCCTGACCATCCCAGGAGACGATATAATCCCCATTGGCATCTCCTTGATTTACAAAATCTCCAGCTATGTATACGATCCCACCAGAGGAAACACCCAATTCCAAAACATCGCCCGCGCTAATCCCGGTGGCTCCATTGACCTGAGCAAAAGATGTCCCATTGTATGAACAGACACGGAGAAGAGGAGCCGCACCCTGGTCTGCTGTAAATGAGCCACCAATATACATTAGATCATCCACTTTATTATATGCCAGGGCATATACTGCTCCATTCAATCCTACCCCAACATCATTATATGTCGCGCCATCCCACACAACGATACGATCTTGATCACCATCTCCATTCCAGAGAGTAAAAGTTCCACCGATATACAGGTTTCCACTACCATCAAACGCGAGAGCATAAACGCTCGCCGTACCATTGGCGGCAACAATTGCCCATGCATTAGCAGATAGATCATAATAGGCTACATAGTCACCCCCCGCTCCCCCGCAACCAGTAAAGTCTCCACCAATATACACATCTCCATTCGGAGCAACTGCAATGGCGCGAACTGTGGCATTCGGATTGTTTGCCGCAGGCAGAGGTTCCCAGGCAGCAGTGTAGGGATTATAGGCAACAACGTAATCGCTATCTACAACTGAATCCCATCCTGTCCATCCCCCACCGAGATAATACCTACCATCAACAGGATTGTATACGATAACGAATGTCGTGGCTCCACCATCTGGCGGATTGGTCATTCCAAGATTGCTCCATTGCCCTGTGGATTTAAGCCTTGCCATAACAGACTTTATCGCAATTGTATCTTCATCGTCCAGCAACGCTGCGCTCTCTCCAATCTCGTACCAATATGGATCTACAGCCACAAAGCGTGCCATTACGTTTTCGTGTGCTTCAATCTGTGTATTTTGAGCCTGTATATTCCCCTCTAGCCCATCAATATAATATGCCCTAATTTCTTTTTGTGCCGCAGCTCCAGTGTATCGCAACATGATAGGCTGCACTCCTGGAGCTACCGGCCTGAATACCTTGATCAGGCTCTGTCTTCCTGCATGCAAATTGGTTAGAGAAGTATCCCAGATTTTTCCTGCCAAGGCAAATTCTCTAACTTCATCTTTATCATTCGCGACAAAGCCACCTGGGAGTGTGGCATATCCATCAACGCTCAACCCGACCGGCCCGGCACCAATACTTGCCACTCTTTCAACATAGAAACCATAATCAATCTGGAGATCTCTAATTCTTCCCCCGGCCAGGCTCATTGCGCTCCTGCTGCTTGTCGAAGCATTTGCCGCTCCATTCCACTCACAACCTCCCTGCTCACCATCGCAGAAGGTTGTATAATACCCGTCCTTGGCTTCAACTTGAACACCATCAATGTAAAAATCTCCGGCCCCAGCACCATTTTGATGGACAGAAAGCTTCACGCTTCCATTAGCCTGCGCTGCTGTGAAATTGCATTCATACAAGCTCCACGTGGCATCGATAGCTTCTACTAATGTTGGTACAGTCCATGCAGCATCATCCAGCGACCAATCCCATGCAGCAGGCAATGTTCCGGCAATTCTCATCGTGACACGATGGATAGCATTTGCCAGGGCAGAGAGTGTAATCTCTACTCCTTCATTGTTAGCATTGCACTGCACGCGAAGAGAATAGATGCCATACTTTGCATAGGTACTAGAACGGGCAACGGTTGTCCCGGCCTCAGCAGCAAAGTTTGCATTCAGCCTCCAGGCCGGATTTAGTGCATAATTTGTGGTTGCTTCTGCTTCAATGACCTTGAAATAGCTCATTTATCACCCAATTTTATCTAATTTGCGAATAACGCACGTGCCATATTGAAATCTCTCATGGTATTAGCTTGCGTGGCACGAGTATTGACAGTTTGATTGAAATTATAAGTATCACCACCTTGCATCCCCGCAGAATTGTTACCGCCCACCATATCCGGCCTCAGATTTGTGGCAATCAATGGCATGTTCATACCCTCCAGTGAGCGTGTAGCGACAGATGCCGCAGAGGCAATATCATCCAGCCAATATGCCAAAGGAGGTGGGGAGCCACCCCTCAACCAACCCGGAAGCTGTATCTCGCTGATGGCATCCCGAATTTTGTCAAACCACTCTTTGGCCTTGACCATTGCCTCCTTGATATCATCCCATGCCGTTTTCAGTGGCCCCAGAGTTTTTGTAATTGCATCACTAATTGCAGCCATAACAGTATCCCATGTTGTCTTCAGCGGATCGAGAACATCTTCCTTGAGCCATATAAGCGCATTTCCTATACCAGTCCATGCCTCATTTAGTTTTCCTGATACAAAGGTGGCTACATCTGTGATTATCGGAAGCAATGTTTCAGACCAAAATTCTCCAAGGGTATCAAGTATAGGCTGTAGTACTTCTCCCACTATGCGCGCACCCTCTTTCAGTGCAGGAAGGAGGATATTCTCCCAAAAGGCAACGGCGAATTTAACAATGAGTTTTCCAAGTGCAACCCAGAAGCCCATTACTGATTTGAATAATGGGATATAATAATCGCGGAAAAAGGCCACAACGGATTCTACGGCGGGTAACAGAACATTCGTCCATATATCTGAAAGTGCCTGCAGGGCAACGGTTACCTTCTCTTTTATCCATGACCAAACTGTTTGCAACATCGGAACAAGAGATGTATTCCACCAATTGACAACTGTTGCAATGGCTTCGGGTATCTTTTCTGACAACCAGGACCAGATTTCCATCAGAGCGGGCTTGAGTGTTCCTTCCCATACCTCAGTCAATGTAGTACGTATGCCGAGCCAATCATTCTGCCATGCAGCGACGAGGAGTCCAATTGCAGCACCGATAGCCAAGATGGGAAGGATAATTGGTGCAAGGGAGGCAATAATTGTTCCCGCAGAGATCGCAGCTAGTCCAGCCGCAGTTGCCATTGTCCCTGCAAATGATACAATAGCTGGAATGCCAACAATAACAAAGGCAGTTAATAAGGCCGCTCCTACTCCGGCAATAATCGGGATGAGATTTTCTTCAATAAAAGCTTTAACATTCTCAAACGTCGGTTTTACTGTGTTCTCCCAGAATCCTATGAGTGTATCCTTCATCCCAAACCAATTATTGTCCCATGCCGTTTTCAATATAGCAAGTGTGGCAATAATCAGTAATAGTGGCATGTTAATAAAAGAGAGTACGGCTGCCACTCCCGCTAGCGCCGCCTTAAATGCAAAAACTGCGGTTGCACCAACAATAAACCAACCAACAACTTCTCCAAGATTTTTAATGAATCCTTCTGATGGAATAAGTTCATTGATGTCATCGATAATTGGTTGTATTCTTTCGCCCCAGAATAGTTTTACTGTAGATGTAAAATTATCCCATTCAAGTATGGCGTTATCAATCATTGGCTTCCATTCTTTTTCCCATTTCTCCTTCCATGGAAGCAGCAATTCATCGAGCAGGGCGTTGATCTTGTCCTTCATCAATTGGAATTGTGCATCTAGGCCAGCCGACAGATCCAGACCACCGGGAACTTCCGGCATTACCAGATCTTCGAGTATTCCACCCCCTACTCCTTTCCCCTTCTTTGCCGCCGCCTCAGCGATTGGCCTCAATGCCTCGGCCATTGATAGAAGCTGATCCAGAAGCCGATCCTGTAGAGATACCTGTTCTTTCAAGGAATCCAATCTACCTTCCGCTGCATCCTTCGCAGCCTCTGATTCCTTGACTTGCTCGCGACTGACACCGAGCCCCTTTCTCGCTTCTTTGAACTGATCTCTCAACGGGGCAAGTACATCTTCTCCTGCCCCGGCAGCGAGTAGGCGATTATACTCATTGGCAATATCTCTGATGCGGTTCTTGGCAGCCTCATGTGCCTGGCGACTCGCTTCAAGGTTTTCCTCTGCGATGCGAACTTTATCTACTGCATCTGCCAGATTGAGTTGTTTCTGCAGGAGATCGAGAATTTCATCCGCGTATCCACCAACGGAATCCTTGATCTTCTTCATTATACCTTCTGTGATTTTGCCAGTCTTTACCATCTCTGGGATAGAGGCCGCGAGAGACTTGCTGATATTGACAAATGCTGGCCCGAGTTCGTCCTCTGCCAGTTCACCCATATCGACTAGAGATTGTAGCGCCCTCTTGATTGGTGCCTGCAATCCTTCGAGAACGTTGAATTGCGCGTCATGGAACCCTTTAAGATATTCAGTGAAGGCAGCCGCGCCCCATTCCCTCAGGCTCGGAGCAACCTTCGGTGGGCTTTTAGCCATGAGCCATGAGGAGAGTAGATTTCCAACAAATCTCATTGCCGTGGTGATTGCCGTGGTTGCTCCACGAATAATGCCATCGGCAAAGTTGATCATGATATTGTTGCCCCAAACGAGGGCATTCCAGGCTATTTCTTTCGCCTTGTCTATAAAGGCCCCTGCACCCTTTTCCATTCCTTCACTGATCTTTGTTGCCAGGGCACCAAAGCGATCAATTAGCACATCGATACCAGGAGCCACCCAATCCCGTATGATCTGTCCGAGACCAGTCATTGGTCCCTCGATCAGCTCGTTCATTCGGCGGAATAAGTTAGTCAATACAGGGGCAAATGTACGCTTGATCTCTATTCCTACGTTAGCAATATTCGCCTGCAGGACGGCATATTGATAAGCGAGAGTGCCCGTAACTTCTGGTAGGGCAGCCGTATTTATTTTCAACCTTTCAAGCGTAGCAGACCAGGCAATGGTCTGCTTCTCCATTTTGCCAAGCTCGTTCGTGGTCTTGCCCATCTCGGCAGCGGCTTGCTTGTATGCAGCATTTAGATCGATCTGCACACCAAGATTATCCAAAATTCGTGGGTTAAGACGACCAATACCACGAACCAGCGATTCCATAAGATAAGTCATGGATTCGCCCGTGGCAAGGGAGACTTTTGTCAGGAGTTCAAACGCTTGGGGAAGTTCAGTTGCAAACTGCCTGCTGACAAGCTGTGTAGCAAGGTTGAACGATCTCATCAGGTCGAGATTATTAACCATGCCCTTCGAGCTTGCCCTCAATGAAGAGAGCATTTCCGTATGCGCCATACCAACGGAGGCAGTCAGAGAGATAAACGCTCTCTCGACACCTTCTATCTCGGCTGCACTTTTAGCGAGATCGTTTATCCCTCTGGTTATAAGGCGAAGGCTAGCAACAATGGCCGCAATAGAAAGGACTCTCTTGGACCATTTTTGCAGATTCTTGAGAAATCCTTGTAGTGCCGGGCTAGCATTATCAAGTCCCTCAAGGCGTATAGATATGATATTTCTACGCGGCATCCATACCTCCAGAGACTCTTATTGAGCTTTTCCGCCTAGTCTTTCCCTATTAGCACTTCCGGTTTTTCCTAGCGATCCGGTAGTCCCGCTCTTGCTTTTTCTCTGGTGTTCTCTTACCTTTCCTTCGATGTCCAAGAGAAACAAATCCATTGATACATCATCCCATGATTGCTCGCGAAGTTCGGATGGAGTACAATGATATACATCCCTTCTCAGGACGAGCGAAATATATTCCCAGGGTGGAGACTCCGCACCCGTAAACAATGCGATGCGGAGTCTATTACCTAGTTTTTTTCCTCTTCCTCTTGGGCGCCAAGCAAGATTTGGACTATCTCCTGGTACTCATCGAGAGTAATGGTATTGATGATACCCGGCTCTTGCATTGGTGATGGCAACGGCTTGCCTTCTTCATCAGCCCAGTTCCAATTCTTAACATGGTCCACAAGGATTTGCTTTCCAACAGAGAAACTTTCGTACACATCGTCGCCTGCCGCAAGAATATCCTCAACCTCACCCACGGTAGGCTTTGTGACCTCTACCCAGGCATCATCGCCCTGAACAGGTGTCATTACCTTCTCAACTACTGCTCTACGTGCCATTTCTTTCCCCTTTCATTACTAGATTATGTTGCTACGTCGCATGTGCCAACTCGCCATCAGGCAGCAAGTGGGCGGATACCATAACAGGATCTGCATTTCCACTTTCCACTGTCCAGGATAGCGTTTCCAGCCTGACATAGACATCGAACATATCTGATCCAATATTCTTGTCGGGCAGATAGATGGTCATCCGGCGCTTGCCGGGAGCAGCCGCGAAGAACCAGTCTTTCAGTACGTCCCAACCCTCATTTGCCGCTTCGGTATAGATGACTTCCAAATCGATTGAGGCATCCTTACCACATTCTTGTCTAGCAGGCCATTCATTCTGAAAGGCATTCACCGCGCCAATGGTATGTGTCAGCTCGATAGATACCGAGTTGGAACTACCACTGATATCTCGCTGAGTGCCATTGACATCGGCAAGCCAGATCGAAGCATTGCAGGCTGATATTGCTGTTGTAGTTAACGCCATTTGGTCTCTCCTTCAAACCTTGCCCGGTCCACGGGCTCATTTGTTTTACATCAAGAATGGCTCTGTTTATCCGCTTTCAGCCATCCAATGACTTCACCTTGCCATTTTTCTACCGTTCTTTTCTGTACGCCGATTTTGCTGGCTATTTCCTCTGGGTTCCCCTCGATAAGCTGATCGACGTACTCTACCTCAGCAAGTCCTAACCGAGCAGAACGCAATACCCATCCCGGCAATATGGCCAGCGGAGGAGCAGAAACTTTGCTGATCGAACCCTTCATTTCCAGCCTCTGCAACCCCTTCCTTGGTATCCAGTGTAGGGTAGAAAGGGATCCCGGTTGGAGAATCTGCCCCTTTCCAATGCTTAGTCGGCCATGTATTCGCCACATACTCATTAGTAGATCCACATAGCCAAGACGATGCGTGCCCCCATGTAATACACTGGACCACCACTGCCGGATGTATATTCAAACACAACCCTATCGATGGAATCAACGGAAACATTCTTGATTCCCGTAACGCCAAAGAATGGTTGCGTTTCTTCGGCTTCCAAAACCGCAATGATGCTATCTATCCCGGCGATGAGATCTCCCATATTCTCATTCAGGTGCGATCTCGTCGCTGCATAGAGATCCAGGTGGAAAACAGCCCGCTTGGTCCTGATCTTGCCACCAAACGTGGTCCTGTCCGTGTTTCCAGTTACATCCCATTGAATGCTTTCCCAATAGACCTGCACCAGTGGGAGATCACCACGATTGATGCTCTCGCTTAGCTGATCATAGCTTTGTACAATGGTAATATCCACATCCGTTCTAAGTGTTGTGGCAATTCCGTTGCAGATATCTGATATTAGTACTGAAGGCATATTCTACCCTTTCACTATAGTTCTAATCGCAACGCACCGTATTATACCATAAATCAAGTGCACATGCAAAAAAGATATTATACCCGCCTGTTTACCGTTCTCGATACAAAGTTACCTATCAAGCCAACTATCTTATCCTCATTATCATCCACCGCACGTTTCAGATAGTAAAATCCCTTCGATCCGGTGATGGGTATAGCGGTTACGGAGGTTCCCTGCAGGGATATCATCATTCGGATATCGAACTCTCTCCATCCATGTCGTTGTGCCCATCCAGCCAATGCTCCTGCAGGAGGCCAGTGTGGACGACATGGATACTCCAGGAATGGAGAGTAGCGAAGTTGAGATCCGATCTCGCCAATGACCTTTCCGCCACCCGCACGGTAAACCTCTTCCTGGATAGATCTCTTTAACCTTCCGGTATCGACGGGTGCATTCTTTCTCGCAGATTTCCCTACGATACGAGCTGCCTTTCCCATCGATCTCTCAAATGGAACACCCCTGATGGCCCGAGAAATATACTGTATCTTACGGATAACATTTTTCGTCCCGTGGACTTCGACGCGAACAACCATTATCCAATCTGCCTGGCAATAAACCTGCCATCTATGAGAAGGTGCTTGATATCGGGATCGAGAGATTGCAGATAGGTCACACGACCAAACTCCGGATTGGCCAAGGAATCTGCCATCGTTCCTTGCAGTCGCTTATACCAACGGACGGTTTGCATGATGCAGGCAGCCTTGATTGATTCCGGAACAGCCGTTGCATATCCCCATGTAGCAGTGACTCGTACTGTAGGTACAGATTGTCGCACTTCGCGAACAGGCCGAAATCCCCGACGAGGAGAATATAATCCACTACGAAAAACTGAATAAGTGCTATTTGGATCAACCATCAGCCATGCATATGGAAGCAGGCGAGCAATTGGATTGAGATCTGGTCGTTTCGGATCACCGGCAAAGGCAAAATAATCTCCATCTCCAGCCATATTGGTTGTGGGCACCGTCCAGGCAACATATGCAGTATCAGACGCGGCGGCCTTAACCGAAACTGCAGTGACTGAAGTACACTCACCGATTCGCATCCATGGAAGCCCATTGCCGACATAGTAACGAAGGGACGCTGCTTCGTCGGCAATAAAACCATCCGGTCGCTGGCAAAAGCGATCAATGGCACGAGACGCAGCAGTTATGAGACGGTTGAGTGTTGCCGTATCAGATCCGGATGCATTAGTTAAAGCAATGTCAGCCTTAACCTGTTCAAGTGTGGCATAATCTGCCATAGAAGTTCTCCTTAAATTGGGCGATACCTGTATTGCACGTATACTAGCATGTCATCAGACGAAGCACCCACTGGGGCATTATTGAACATCCTCAGCATCTGCCCTGCTGTAAGAAAAACCGTTGATGGCATTGGCGTCATTAGAAAATCAGTATCC